TAACGCGTCTTGATTAATTGGATTTAAAGAATCAGAAATTTCTCTACTTATTCTTTCTGTAAAATAATCTTTTAATTTTTGAGCACCTATCTTAACCAATACGGTATCATTAGACATTGGTCCAATACTACCTGTAGGATTATCTTCAGTTAAAATTGAATATAAAGAATATGAAGAAACTCCTCCAACAATATTGGTATAGTAAGGTTGACCTAAAGATGGTAAAATAACCGTAGTTACAAAATATAATAACCCATCTCCCGTACTTTTAAATTTATTAACCCCAACTGATAATCTATAAAAATCAGAAGTTATTGATGGTAATTTTTCGTCACTTAAATCATATTCATTAAAATTACCAATTACGCTAATAGGGTTACCTTGGTCATCTGTAGTTTGAGTAACATTGTATGTTTGTAAAGTACTAATTAATTCGGCACCATCTTGGGTGTTTACAGGTCCATATTCATTTAACGCACCTAACAATCTTGACTGATACATTGGGGAGTCAATATTTGTTGTTATTGACGGTGAATCAACCACACTTGAGTTTGACTGAATGTATTCAGGGGTTTGATTTTGTACGTTTGGATTAAAATTACCTTGAACCGCATAGGGTTGTAAGTTTCTTGACAGTAATGAATCCCTTAAAGTTTGAGTACTTAAATATGATAATGGTACTTCTGGCATTTATATCTATTTTTTTAATAAATAGATTGAAAAGAAATTTTATCCCGCATTAATATAAGTTCTATTAACATCAGTAGGTGCGTTTGTGAAATAATTGTTAGCCATTTGTTTATTAAATTGAACAACTAAATTTTCCATAAAACCTCTATTATTTTTAAATATTTCATTTAACGCTCTTGTATCTACACCAGCAGGTGCGTTTATGTCAATAGAAAATTTTAATTCACCCTCATGTTTTATAGGGTCCATTTTATGGTTAACTTCTTTAGTATTATTTTGGTTCATCGCCATATTTTGGAATTGTTCAAAATAATTGTTATTGTTGTTTGTAGGCGCGTTAGCACTTATAATAGTTTCTTTAACTTTTTGAAGAATGTCCATACCCCCCATCGCAGCGACCATACCTTGTCTTTGAGCAAAAAACGCATTATCATCAGGATGTGTTTGCACTATTTGTTTATTATTTCCCTGACCATATACAAACCCGTCATTAACTTCACCAACTTTATATTCATTAACATTCGCCTTATCTAAAACCTCCCCATAATTTGCAAAAGTACCTAATCTTTTAACTTGTTTTAAATTGTTTTGGAATTCAAGTGCGGCATCAAGTGTTGCGTCAGTAATACCATCAAGACCTGTGTTTAGTAACGATTTAAATCCTGCAAGAGTACCATCAAATCCGCTCGCTGAAGTAGTTATACTTTCATATATTTTTTTTAAATCGTCACCTGATTTATCAATAATGTCAGCAATTTTACCTGAATCCATTGCTTTAGCCAAAGGTTTATAAACTAAAGCGTCTGCGGCAATTGTTAAATCAACCACACCTTCACCTAATTTAGAACCTGCAATACCCATACTTGGTCCGTTTTTAATGGCGTCTAAACTATTTGCCATTCTTGACAAGAAATCTACTTGGTCTTGAGCCAATTCTTCCATAGTTTTTGGATTTGCAACTTGGTCGGCTAATTTTAGTATGTCTTTTTCATCCAGTGAAGATACAAGTTTTTCCGTAGTCGTACCATCGTCTTTTTTTATTTGTACATAATATCCCTTACCTTGTGGACCGTCCTTCATTGCCGCTAAATTAGCAATCATAGTTTTTTGGTCTTCAGTAATATTTAAATTAGGCATTTTAATTTCCGCCATTTTCCTGTTCAAAGTTTCACTCTGAACTATCATTCGACTAAATTCTGTAGAAGTCATTCCAGCTGCGGCAGCTAACTCTTTAATAACCCCTCTTTTTTCTTTGAATATTTCTACTTTACCTGTTTGTTCGTTATAGTAAGTCATTCCCTTACCTAACTCAATCATTTGGTTTTGTAACTCTTCCATATCATTCGTCGCTAAATCCATAGCTCTAAATGGGTCAATAAGTTCACTTTGTATACCTAAAGATTGTAATCTTGCAGAAAACTCAACAGCTTGTTCAGGACTTATCAATTTATCCGCTAAATTAAATGTTGAACTCATGTCAAGTTTAAACATTGCGGATTTGGCGGCCATCCTACTCAAACCTTCAACACCTCTTTCAAATCCGTACATGTTCATCTTTTCAAGATTAGCAACCATTCGTGTTGATACTTCGGTAGCATTTAATCCTAATGACCTTGACTGATTTACAACACCTTCCATTGTATTTTTAATGTCATAAACTGACTTACCAGCATTATCAAATGCTGTAATCAATTCGTGAGCGGATTGTTCAGTTACTTTAGTTGTCGCAAATAAATCGTCGTGATATTCTCTTTGTAATATTAATTGTCTACCAGTACTGTCATTTAGATTTTGTTGTTGTTGTACAATGTTTTCTAAATCACCACCTAAAAGTTTGACGTTGGTGTACGCACCGGCAATATTTGACTTTATTAAATGGGATAATTCTCGACCAGCGCCCATCCCTCCGATAATCTGAGTCATACCTACGTCAACTCTATCTAAGTTGTCTAATATAACATCAGTACTTATACTTTCTTTAAGAGAGCTACCTAATGAGCCAACAAATGCATCTAATACATCTTTAAGACCCGAACCTAAATCTTCTAAAAATCCCATACATATAAATAACTAAAAAAAAATTTTTATTCCTTAGGAGTATTCATTTCAACTAATTTATTAATTAAATACCTTCTTTGGAATACCGGTATAAGTAAGAAATCTTCGTAGGACATATTGAGTTTCATTGATAATAAAAGAAACTCATTCATTTGTACTTCGTAGTAATCAGAAGAAAGGCCGAAAAAACTCCACCCCAAAGGCTATCCTCAAGGATACCTTTTTTCCGGACGGGGCGATAACTTCTTTTGTTAAATCGTATCTTGGCTCGTTTTCACTCAAAAAATTACGAATATATTTTGAGTCAGTAATTGGCATTTTTTCAATTGACTTGGATATTTCACCTTTATCTCTCGTACCATTTAATTCAACAATCTGTTCTAATAGTCTTTTTGTAATTCTTGGTGGAGTAAGTCCTTGTGGGTAACCTTCTAGTTGTCTTTCAATTTCTAAGTCTTCACCAAACGTTAAAAGTTTTAATTTAACGGATACATTACTTTTAGGTAATGTTGTAACAAACAAACCCTCACCATCAGGTTCTTCTTTAGTTTTTTTAATATCTAACTCAGATAGGTCTATATTTGCAATAAATGACTCTCCAGTTGCAGGGTCAATTGCAGGTATACTATAATTAGGACCAAATGAAGTATTTCTAAGAAATACCAAAACCGCTTCAATATCCCCATCTAACATCTGTTCTGGTTTCATATCAGGTTCATAAAGTTTGTTTCTAACAATTGCATTTATGATAGATTGTGAATCAGCTTTTTTAATATTAACTAAATGATTTTCATCTGAAGCAGTTAAAAATCCAACTTTAACACTTTTCTTTTTATTTTTATAAAATTTACCCCCACTTGGTAGTGTCACTATATCGTGTGGTAAATTAAAATTCATTTGTCCGGCTTCTCTTGAGTCCATATTTGTTTGTGTTTTATTAATTAAAATAATCTAACATTATTTCATAGTAAACAAAAAACCCCACATATGTGAGGTTTTTAAAAAATATTTTTTTATATTAGTAAACTAAGATACATCTATCAGGTCTTAAAGTTGCCGTGATAGTTGCCAATCCATCTTGTGAGTAAGATAATTGGTTAAAGTTAACGTCAGTTAAGAACGTATCTTGTAACAACCATTTTTCAACAACAACACCTGTCGGGTCTAACATTTCTAAATCAATGTTTTTCTTATAACCCGCAGCGTAACCCATACGTCCTGTTACAGATTCAGCATGTAAACGAACCCACTCCATAAGAGCCTGAGCAGCTGAAGGTCCAATTGGGTCACGGAACGTAACGTTAATTGTCTGCCAGTTAAATCTACCAGCTACGAATGTAGAAGTGTTTAAGAATTGAATCTCCGTAGCACCGATTGTGATGTGTGGTCTACTTGTAGATTCTACAAACCATTCATTGATTCCTAAAGAAGAATCAAATCTTAATATAAATCTATTCTGCCTTTTCGGTTCGTAAGGAATCGGCATTTTCATCAGCAAATCAGCCATAGTTTCTTTTTGTTTTTTTTCTGTTTTATTCTCTTATAAATATATCACAAAAGAAAAATCTATTTACTTTTATTTTTTTTTAGAAATATTTGTACTAGTCTTCAGTATTGCTTCCTTGAAACTTCTTTTTTTCACCAGTCTTAGTAGTATACATTTTTAAAGATTTTTCTTCGTCATCAGATAATTTATTAATCATAGCCTGTAAATTTCTTTCATCATCATCTGAAAAACCTATTTGTGGTACAAACGAATTAGATACATCGTCAATCATTTCTACGTCTTTTTGTAAAAGTTTCGCCTGTTGTCTGACATATGATATAAATTTTCTCATAGCTTTAACTTTACCGTCTTCAGGATTTGTCGCACTTCCTTCACCATGTGTAACAGGATAAAATTGACACATTTCTAAATATAAATTTATAAGTGTATTATCATCTAATTTTTCAGTTGGGAGTCCTTTAACTTTATCTCTATATTTTTTTAAATTTTTAACAATTTCTTGTTTAGAAATACCGTCGATTTCACCGTCAATTAATTGTTTTACCGCTCTTTTTAATGTATTTGGGTGATGACCTCTTGCAGTAATTATTGAAAAAATTGACCCACCATTTATTGCTTCTACAAAATCACTCCAAGCAGGACCTTTTTTCGCCATCAAACAACCAATCAAAAATTCTTCATCACCTTTTTCTCCAAAATATCTAAACGGGTCATCTGAAAATCCTACAATAGTATTGCCATTATATTCAAACTCTTCTTTTCCAATTAATGTACGGTATTTTGCAAAATCATGTGTACCCATACCAACCTCTTTACCATTTTTTTCTTTTAAGATAATTTTAGTTGGCATATACATTATATTATCATCCCAATCAAATGCATAATATTTTAAATCAGGAGTACCCTCTTCTGTGAAACCTTCAAAAATTCTTTTCATATTATATAAATATTGTTTAAAATAAAAAACCCCCAATAAGGGGGTTTTTATAATTATTGTTTAATATTAGATGTTCTCAAAAGAAGCTCCAGTTGGAGTAATTAAGAACTCAATATCAATAAATTCAAGAGCTTTAGTTGGTTTGATGTAAATCTTACCTATCATTTGGTTTCTATCTAAATCTTCAGGAGTGTTTTGAACTGTAACTCTGAAGTCATATAAACCTCTGTCTCTACGAATAGAATCTAAGATTGGATTAACCGCATCTAAGAATTGTTGTCTAACTACCGCGTCGTTTTGTTCAAACAATAATCTTACAGCCACTGCCGAAATCAACTTACGTGCTTGTAACAACAATCTTCTAACGTTAATTCTATCTAATGCTGACTCTCTAATTTGAAGTGTTTTATTACCCCAAATAACTGTTCCGACATCATTGAATGTTGCGATAGGATTAATTCTACCCTTGTACAATGTGTCTCTATCTTCTTGAGTTAACTTTTTACGAGCCTTGATTGCGTTTACTAGTCCTCTTGTGTAACCAGCGGCTGCGAACCATGGGAACGCAATGTTATCAGTTAATGCCAAGTTTCTTGTTACTTCAGCAGTTGCAGGTAAGTAAATTTGGGTATTATTAACTGTATCACGAGTCAACACCCAAGGATAGTAAGTTGCGGTATAGTTTGAGTCAATACCCGCAGTTTCTAAAATATCTACAACCTCTTGTGGGTAATATAAATTATCAACTGAAGTTGATGGTTGTAATAAATTAAAATCAGGGATTGTCGTAATATAGATTGAATCCGCTCTGTCGTTTTCAATCATATCAATAGACGCCTCAACTAAATTACTATTATTATCAATATCAATACCAGGAGTAACAAATACGTTAATATTAACCGCTTCAGGGTTTGAGAAAGTTTTTTGACCTAACAAATATGCATAATAGTCAGTATTTGCCCAATCAACACTATTGTCACCTACAGTAATTTGTTTAAACATACCTGTACCTGTTGCTAAAGGATATGATGTCGATACACAAGCACCTGCCAAGTATCCACTTCTACCTAACACAAATCTGTCAGAATTAGTTCTTCTTTCAGTGTAGATATCCCATCCGTCAAAACCACCTTGTAATGCTAAAGTGAATTTACGAGAATATAATCTATAGTAAGGATTAGTTTCAGAAGTTGGTTCAGTATTAAATGACGCAACCCCACAATCAAACGCTTGGTTTCCTGAAGTTGTTAAACCATTATAATTAGGACTTAATTGACCTATTGTAACAACTGTAGCCCCACTATCCATATGGAATCCTCTTGACAAATATGCCCAATCAGAACCAGTTACTGCGTCACAGAAATCACTTACAGGATTTTGTTTACCTTTATAAATTAATAAAGATTCATCAATACCAAATTGACTTGAGAAACCTAAATAACTTCTTCTAACGTTGTCTCCTGAACTTTGAGTGTCGTTATTAACACCAGCAGAATTACCGAAAGGAGGGTCATATATTGTTTCACCAGGAATATAATATTTTGTCTTATATATTGGGAAAGCCGAATTTGATGAAGGATACTCTCTGTTAATATATCCTTCAAATCCACATGGTAACGCGTCTATTGGTGCATCAACATTAACTTCAAGCATAACATATTTAGAATTTAATTGGTATTCACCATCTGAGGTACCAATTTTCTTAGCAACATAGTTATTCAAGTTAGGGTCCATGCTACAATTTGAGAATTTCTCAACAACAACAGGGTTACTATCAGTATCGTAAAAATCTCTAACAATTACATCAAAAGTACCATTTGTGAATGATATATTTGCAACTGTAATTTTAACTTGTGTATTAGAATTATTACCATCTGAAATAGTGAAAAATTTAAATAATTCATAAATTTTATTACCTCTCAATTCTGACACAACCCATGGAGACTCGGCACTTTGATATTGTTCAAGGTACCATCCTAAAGAATCTGTAGTCAAATCTCTAGCTTTAGCAGATGTGTCTAAACCACAATTCAGACCTCTAATATATCCTTTATTGTATGCGTAATTAATTAAAGTAGTGTACGCTTCTTCAACAAATAGAGGGAACGTTGTTCTAGGTTTACTAAAATTAGATACACCAAGAACTTTAGAAATGAAATTAGGACTAGTTTCTAATAAATTAACTTCATATGTGAAATTAGTATTATCTATAGTATTTCCTGATAATAAGAATGTTGATAAAGGATTCTTAGTTACTCCTGAATAAGACCCCGAACACACCATAGTCAACGCAGTTGTTGCGGAAACTTGATAAACAGGTCCGTTATCACTTGAGTAATCAGCTAAACCTCTAGAACGTAAAGTTGCGACAACAATATCATTGTAATCAGAAAATGCTGTTCCTGAATATGAGAATACAGTACCTGATACACATCCTGAAAAAGAACCCGCGTTTCCATAAGCAGTACCCGATAATGATGTTACCGATGCATTAAATGAAATTCCTGAATATGAATCACCATACATTAAACCAAATGTGGAATAAAACCATGGGTCGTTTTTTGAATCACACGTAATTGCCGATAAACTGGTAACTCCGTATTCATTTGTAATTGCTGAGTAAACTGATGAATACGACGTATAAGCACTTGCCGGAATTGTTCCCCACATACTACCTGTGTATGCAGAAGTTGCTTGTGACCTCATAATATTCAATACCAATGATTTCATATCATCAGAAATTGATGATGTCCCACCATTAAATGTAGTGTATGGTAATGAGAAAATATTCGGATTTAAAGCAGTTGGAACCGAACCAAATGTTATTGACGATGTTGATGCGGATGTACCTGTAAATGTAAGTAAATAGTTTGTTGACCCTGTGAATATTATTGTATCACAATCAACATTTGCAACAGTACTGATAGACCATGATGGTCCAGCGTCATAACCGGATAACCCTAATACACGAGTTACAAAAAGTTGATTAGATTGTTGTAGGTAAGATTTGGCGATATACGCCGCCTCATACTTAGGTATTTGAGTGTTTATGAATTTTTCAGGTGAAGTACCTCCAAAGTAAAGTTGGAATTCGTCATAGTTAGTGACAAATATAGGTTCAAATGCCGGTCCCTTAATAGTTTCACCAACAATACCTAAAGTAGTTACACCCACATTTTGAGACACAAAACTCAAATCTCTTTCAGATGTATACACACCTGGAGAAACGAAAACTGTGTTTGATTTAGCCATTTAATGTAAGTTTTTTTATAATTTATTTTTCTATAAATACTTTCAGGTTTTTCAAAAAACTTTACATATCTTAATCTATTTATATTTTGGTATGATTTTTTTCTACTTTTTTATCCTATGAAATTTAAAAATTTAAAAATATCGGAATATCATCACGATTTACTAAAAAAACATTGCGATAAGCACGGTCTTAAAATAAATAAATTTATAGAAATGTTAATTAAAAAAAATTGTACAAATAAAAATGATATTTACGGAGAGTAATTAAATTAACTCAATACCTAATGACATTTTAGAATCCAATTCCGAGGTGACTTTTTGTATATCAATTTGTAAAGTATCACCATTATTAATTTGAATGGTTGATGAATTGGACCCATAAAAAAGACCATTAATGTATATATAATAATTTGTAATATTAACCTTAGACTCAACAGTTAAGTTGGCGGTATATTTAAATTCTTGTGTAATCGTTGTGGTCGCACCTTCAAAATTTAAAGTTAAACTTGAAGATGGAGCGGTTTCATTTTTAATTTTTTTAGATTTCACTTTTTTTGTATCTGTTTCAATTAATTGTAATACTCTATTAATTGCAGGTTTAACTTCAAATTCATCTTCATCAATTAAAAACCCCATTAATGTAAACCCGTAACTTTGGATATAATATCTTCTTTTTTCAACGTCCATTACTGATTCATCAGAAATTTCATTCATAACTATTGGAATGTAATGACCTTTAACATTTGTGTAAGCTTGACGAGATGAAAATTTTTCTATTACTTTTTTATTAAACTTATTTAACTCTCTCATTCTATTACAAACTATTTTTACTGAGTATGTAATATCAACAGGTACTGGTTGTGGTATTGTATAAACATCGTACCCTTTTCTTTCACCATCCCACGTTGGTACTGCTGCGTAAAAATATTGTTTTCTATTTGGAATAGTCCACATTAATGATGGTAATGAACCGTATTTAACTTCAGGATTTCTAATTGTTGTCACAAAAGGAGGTTCAGGATTTTTATCTAAATTTTGAAATGACCAAGTTTTTGCGTAATTTGACCAGTTTTGAGTTGTCATGATAATGTCAATAATTGGTACTTTAACACCATCAGTACTAATCTCTAAATCATTTTTAACAAAATCTAAAAACCCTCTATCCAAATCTTCGTGTAATATAGATTTTGGTAGATATGTTCCATGCTCGTTAATCATATCAAGCATTTCTATCCTACGAGACAATCCTTCTTTTTTAGGGATAAGACTAATGTCTTTTTTTATTTTTTTAGGTAACCCCATTTTATATTCCGTTAAATTCGTTTGGTCCTACAGGTGACGCATTTATTGTTCTGTAGAATGGTTTATATCCTGCGTAAGTATGTTTATTATCTGAAACAACTTTACCATCATTATTAACTGTATAGTATCTTACACGGTTTTCTTTTTCATAATACCCTATATAGTCACCATATTCAATTTCAATACCTAATTCATCCAAATGTGACTGATATACTGAAATTCTAATATTACCAGGTTCAAATTGATTAATTTTACTAGTACCTATATTTTTATTTTCAGGTGCAGATACTTGAACATATGCCTTAAACTCGACAGGTGTGAGAAATTTAATTCCGTTAGCTAAAGCCTCCCCATAAACATCATCAATATCTGTCTTTTGTTTATCGATTTTGTATAAGACCAAAGTAAAGTTCATATCCCCTTCTAGCCATTCTCTACCCATACCCACATCTAATGTGAAGTCCTCGGCTCCAAAAAATTTTCCTAAACGAGTAATTGGTACATTTCTTTGTGACATATTGATAAATATCTTTATTTCACTTATTATTATAAGTAATGTAATATTGAAAGTTTGGAAACAGGAACTTCACATTTAAGTATTGAACAAAAAGCCCTAAGTATTTTAGAAAATTATGAAGGGTCAAATAACTATATACTTAAAATTAAAAAACAATGTGAGACAAACAAAAAACACATCCCAACTAGAGCTCAATGTGAGTATATAATAACTTATTATACCACAACTCCAAAAGTTGCCAAAAAATGGGTGGATATTGATTCTTATTTTTCACAAAAACTTGTCGAGGATAATCCATTTATAAAAGAGCCTGATAAAATTTATGTAGAAAAAATTTTAATAGAAAAAGATAAATCTTATCATATTTGGGGTAAGATTCATAGTGGTGAAACTATTCATGATTTTTGGATACCTAAAGCCGCGATTGTTAAACAATATAAAGAAAATGTAATTGAGGTCGATTATTCTAAGTATCAAAATCGACTCCCCTTATCTCACCAAAAAGAAGCGATAGAAAAACTATTAAAAAATGATAAATTCATTTTAGCGGACGATATGGGATTAGGTAAAACTACCTCAACAGTAATTGCAAGTTTAGAAAGTGGTGCTAAAAAAATATTGATAATTTGTCCAGCGTCTTTAAAAATCAATTGGGAAAGAGAAATTAAAAATTATACAGATAAAAATATTTTTATTTGTGAAGGTAAAAAATATGAGGACAGTGATTTTGTAATTACAAATTATGATATCCTTAAAAATTTTTACGACCCAAAGGACAAAGAAAATTCATTAATATTCAAATCAAATTTTGATTTAATCATAATTGATGAAGCACATTATGTTTCTAACGCTCAGGCACAAAGAACCAAAATTATAATGGACTTAACTAAGAATGTTAAAAAACTTTGGTTATTAACAGGTACTCCAATGACATCAAGACCAATGAATTACTACAATCTTTTAAAATTAATTGATAGTCCTGTTAGTCAGAATTGGATGGCGTACGCAATTAGATATTGTAACGGATATCAATTTAGGGTTGGTAATAAAAAAGTTTGGAATGTTACAGGTGCATCAAATTTAGAAGAACTTAGAGAAAGAACTTCTCGTCAAATTTTAAGAAGACTAAAAACAGATGTTTTAGATTTACCTGAAAAAATAATGACCCCTGTTTATTTGAGATTAAAATCAAAATTTTATGAAGGATTAATGGGTGAGTACTATGATTGGTATAATAATAGACAAGAAGAATCTAAATCACTTTCAATACAGTTTACAAAATTAATGAAAGTAAGACAAGTTATTGCCGAAGAAAAAATACCAACAACAATTGAGTTAGCTGAAAATATTTTAGAACAAGGTAAAAAAGTAATCATTTTTAGTAATTTTACAGAACCTCTAAAAAAAATACATGAACATTTTGGTAAAAAATCAGTTTATTTAGATGGGTCAACTACAAAACCCGCAAGACAGGATGCTGTTGACAGATTTCAAACTGATGAAAAAGTTCAAGTATTTTGTGGTAATATTAAAGCCGCAGGTGTTGGTTTAACATTAACCGCGGCTGAGGCGTGTATTATGAATGATTTATCTTTCGTACCCGCAGACCATTCACAAGCTGAAGATAGAGCGTACCGATATGGTCAAAAAAATTCAGTTTCCGTATATTACCCAATTTTTGAAAATACAATTGAAGGGGTAATTTATGACATTTTAGATAACAAGAAAAAAATAATAGGAACTGTAATGGGTGACGACGGAACGTCCTCGGATATTGTTGAACAAATACTTAACGAAATCAATAGTAAGTAAGTATTTATTATTGATGAAATCATTAAATTTATTATCAGAATCTTTACAGAAAAAAATAACAGGTGATATAGTATTACCTGAAACAAAGTATTTTATCAATGAAATGAAAACCATAGGTATCGATAAATTACCGTATGGTTATGCATCTCTTCGTAGGTTTATTGACCCTGAAACTATGAAGTTTCATTATCAAAAACATTATAAAGGGTACGTAAAAAAATTAAACTCAGCGTTACGAAAAAGAGATTACGGTGATGTTGAGTTAGAAAATATTGTTAAACAAATTTCAAAATATAATACCGTAATTAGAAATAATGCGGGTGGAGCATTTAATCACGCACTTTTTTGGAAAATGTTATCTCCAACACCTCAAAAACCATACGGTGAAATTTTAGAAAAAATTAAAAAAGATTTTGGTTCTTATAGAGAATTTAAAGAAAGGTTTGAGTCTGTTGCAAAAAAAAGATTTGGTTCTGGATGGATATGGTTAGTAATAACAAAAAGTGGTAAATTAAAAGTGATGTCTACTCAAAACCAAGACAATCCATTGATGAATATATTTGACAGAGGTGGGTTCCCAATTTTAGGGTTAGATTTATGGGAACATGCATATTATTTAAAATATCAAAATAAAAGAGACGAATATATTACAAATTTTTGGGATGCGGTAAATTGGAAATTCATAAATGAACTTTATTTATCTAAAACTAAAAAGTCAAATTGATATTTATAAATAAAAACTATGTCAGTAATTGCAGAACCATACAGAAGTGATTTATATACTAAAGTACGTCACGTATTAGGAGCTCCCCTACGTTCAATAGAACTTGAGGACGAACAAATGGACACTTTATTAGAATTTTCAATAGGTGATTATTCACAATATGTTCAAAACTTTTTAATTGAGTCTCAGTGGGCTCAATTATGGGGATTAAATATGGACACTCAATCATTATCAAGAGCGTTTGTAACTAAAGATTTTAATTTAGAACAAAGATACTCGTACGCCTATTCTAAAATTGTAGGATTACAAGCTGGAGGTGATTGGGTTTTGAAAAAAGATTATATACAATTATCTCCAGGTCAACAAATTTATGAAGTTCCCGCAGGTAGAGAAATTAATGAATTACTTTGGTTTACACCTGCCGAGTTAAATAATATTTTATTTGACCCTTGGAGTTTTGGAGCATTAGGAGGTCCAGGTTTAGGTGGTCCCGCAGGTTACTCCCAAATGGGTTACTCAGGTTCATATTTCATGATGCCGGCATTTGATATGTTATTAAGGATGCAAGAAATAAACATCCAAAGAAGAATTATTGCGGGTGATTTAACTTATAGAATTACGGCTTTACCTGATGGTAAAAAGGGTATACATTTAATGCAGACACCTGGAGGTAGATTTGATTTTGGTAACTCAACTTTAATGAGAGGTAAAGTTTGGTATTGGTATTATGATGTCGGTCCTGCTGATAGAGATAAATGTTTAAAACAAAATCCTGATATAATACGATTACCATCTGATGTACCACAAGATTCTATGTCTTGGGTTGATTTAAATAATCCCGCACAACAATGGGTGAGAAGATATTTTATTGCAAGTTGTAAAGAAACTTTATCTAAAGTAAGAGGTAAATATTCAGGAAATTTAAAAACCCCTGATTCTGAATTAACAATGGATTATACTTCGTTAGCTACTGAAGGTAAGGATGAAAAATTAAAACTGATTGAGGAATTAATTGGAGCTGAAGGTATTTTAACAAGATTAAAACCTGAAAAAGTGATGGAAAGGGAAGCTTTAACTGCTGAAAATTTAAACAAACAAATGAAGTTTAGAGCATTCCCAAGACAAATATATGTAATTTAATTTATGCCAACTTTAAAAACACAACCTGAAAAAAGAATAATCAACGGAATTGAAAAATTAGTATCAACAAAAGTAATTACTAGTGAACCTGAATACACACCTAGTGGTGAGTTTTTAGTTATTACCGTGGATTCCGACCAAGTTTTAATTAGATTAAACTCTGAGTTATGTGACCACATAATTATCAAAGCGTTAACTGAAACAAGGATTGTACCTGATAAATTTAAAATTGATAGAGAATACGATGATATGGTAATCGGAAAAGGTGCCAGTGTTGAATTGTGTTTTGTCTTCAACACTTGGTACGTTATTTCATCTGACGGTGTAAAAGATTAATATCAAACCATTTCTTCCCACCCTTCTTCAGCAAGTTCGTAAATGTATTCAGGATTAATTCCTCGTTTACCCCAATATACCATTTCTTGGTCTGTAATAGTTAACAAGTCCTCAATACTATCTTGGTCAGCGGGTTCAAAAGGAACACCATTAATCAATTTACATTGGTCTTTAGTAAACAAACCTCTGTCTTTAGGGTCAGTAACTATTAGATTATTTCTAACTTCTTCACCAAATACAATTAACAATGGCTCAATTCTTTTGTTAAAAGTAACGATTGCTCTCGACACATTATATTCACCTGTCATATTAGGATTTGACTCCAATTCAGATGGGTTAAGACGATAACAATTAAGTTTTACATACGATTCAACCATTTCACGAGGTATTTTACCATATCCTTCCATCATATTATCCAAATCAGATTGTGCCCACCCTTTTTTAGGTTTATTAACCTTTTGAACATCTCCGTGTGATGCTTTAACCCCATTATTGACATAGAATATTACATCACCTAAACTCACCGCAATACCATCACGGATTGCAAGTTCCATATGTGCCATACGAGACATCTCATTACCCGCTTTGGTCTTTTCCTTTGAACGTTTTTTATAATCATCAATTGATAACTTAACCTTTGCTCTTTGGGCAATTTTCATCAATGGAATTCGTTGGTTAAAAATTACTTCTAAGTATTCGTAATACCACTCAACAAATGATTGACCATCACCTTCTAACAACATCTTAATCCCCTTATCCAAAAAATCCTCAATATAAAGTGGTAGTTTCTTACTCTTGATTGAGTTACCTGTAAGTTTAATCTTACCGTTATGTTCCATCGTTGCGTAGTTCTTACGAGCAATGTTCATACAGGATTTCCAAGTTCCATCACAATCAAGTCCCATTGCACCTTTCATAAACATATCGTTAAACTCGGCAACATCAGCATCATAACCTTTATATTCTTTACCTTCCTTAACCAACCAGTTATTACCCTTACCGATGTATCTTCTATCATCCACACCACCTTCAGGTAACGAGAAGTTCATACCATCCGTATCACATACAAGAGGGGTATATCCTCGTTTCATAAAGAAACGTAACATCTGACGAAGGTATTGTCGTCCTGTACAGGTAATCTGTTCACCCATATACATATCACCCCAGTGATATACTTGTGGTGCCGATAGAGCTCCAAACATTGAGTTGATGAAAATCTTAATAGGTAATTGTTTTCTGTCGTAAGATGTTGATTGTTTCTTATCTATATCAGCATATTCTTTAGCCAAATTTTTATACTTGATACGAGTGTTACGGAAATAATTTAACATACCTTTCATTGCACCTGTAATGTCACAGGTTGGAAACACATCGTGAACAAGTTGTATTGAAGGGTAAAGTGACGAAAAGTCAAGTTTTAATACATCAGTAGAAAATCCTACTTTAAGTAGTCGTGATAATCCACCAACAAACTCTGTTTTCTCATTCTTTGCAGGAATTGCCAATTTGTGTTTGTATGACCAAGCTCTCATTTGGATTTCCCATAATGTCGCAGTTCCCATAGTAGAAACCCTTTCATATGTTGTGGGAACCAAAGACGCAAGTAGGAATGAACCTTGGTTAAATTCTTCATCAACCGTTAGAGTCTCTTCCAAGTCATCGTCAAGATATCTCTCAACCAAATCATCACCTGTTGTTTTAATATAAACATTTGAGTGTTTAGAACATGCTTCGTCAATTGTGGGGTCAACTCCCACTTTCTTATATTTTCCGTTTTGGATATTCAACCAATACTCTTCTTTTTTTGCGTAAAATGGACCAATATCTGTGTGGTCAATATAAACACGGTCAGCAGCTTCGGCTTTAATATATTGGGTAATATACTTCAAACCCGCGGATTTGATAGATGAGTTAATTGCTTGAGCTCTTCTAACTGCGTGTAATGTATCTACCACATTATAACCCCACATGGATGTTTGATTAAATCTTTCAACCTCATTTGCAAGTTTCAACATACTTTCAGATTGTTTGATTGGGTTGATTGGATTAAGAGTTTTAGCAACTTTCTTAATGTCCAACTTTAAAGCCTTTGCTCTTTCAAATATCCAAAACCAGTCAAAGTTAAATCCGTTGTAAGATGCGATGATACTTGGTTTAAGTTCATCTATGGTATTAAAGAATTTGATAATACCTTCCCTCTCTTGGTCTTCAGTTGAACATTCAATTACCTGACTAAAACCTTTATTGGTTTTCATCCCTATCATAAAAATACGACCGTCTTTTGGTTCTAATGCGGTCGTCTCCAAGTCAAATACAAACCTCGTGATACTATTGTAATCATCAAATCCTTTGAATAGACGCTTCTCCTTTGTAACCAAGAACTGTTCAACAGGTGGTAGAATAAGGATTAATCCTTTAGTTTTCTCACCCCAAGGGTCAACTCCCCCATCTCTAAAAAATTGAATAAGGGAACGGTAACCATTAAGAGATTTAACCATAAATGTTAAACCTTTCTCCAATCTTTCATTACCATCAGTACGTAATTTTTCAATGACAATCTTATGTTTTGTCATTGCCTCTTTTTGTAATGCTTTTGACGATTGGTAAAAGTTTAACCCGCGTAAGTCACCAACCCAAGCGAATGGGATAAAAGTATCTTTTTTAATTTGTTTACCGTGAATTGGGTGCTCTATAATTTTCCAAACACAATCTTTGACATAATCGTATTCAACACCGATTATATATTTTTCATCATCATTTCCTTGTAGGAAATTTTCAATTTCTTCGTTAGATATCATAAATTAAATTTTGGTATATTAGCATCCGAATTATAGGTCGGAGTTTACCTTAGATTTAAACTTAATTTAAAAATAAATAAATGTCAAATTACACACTAAAATGAACATTCCAAATATCACTATTTTGACCAAACCCTTTAAACGGTGTATTAGATGACGCAACATTTGTTATTGTGTACGGAGGTGTTTTAGATATATTATAAATTTGACCAGTCCCTGACGATACATAAAACTCTGAATTTGAAACAAAAATACCTGAAGGGTTACTTATATTATTTGTTAAATTAATTTGTACTTCAACTGTAGATGGATTTGACAATGGTAAATTTAAATTATATTGAGTTAATAAAAAGTCGTTATTAGTAACATTAGACGTAATAACAATAAGTCTATTTGTTGTTGTTTTAATTATACCACCAGTAGTAAATCTTCCATATGGTAATACCGCAAGTGATGTAAAGCTAGAATTTTCTGTAGATATTTGTCTTATTTCATTTCCATTTCCTGCTGAAAAATTGTTTTTAGAAACAATAAGAGATGTGGTTGATAAAGCAACAAATGACCTGTCAAAATTTCCAGATAAAGTTAATAAACTTATATTTGATGAATTAGGACTTGAATTATATCGTATAGTCTGATATCCGTTAAAATAGAAATGTCTAATTTCACCTGTGGTTGTTGAAAATCCTTTTGAATACCAAGAAGTTGGGGTTGTCGTAATTAGTGTGGTAGTTGTAAAATTGTTAACATAATTGCCAGGGTAAACATATTGACAAACAGTATTATAAATTGAACCATTTGGATAAACCAAAGTATAAAAAGAACCAACCACAGTTGTTACTGGGAATTTTGTTGGGGTAATTGTTGGGGTTACTGTATTTGTTGGAGTAATACTAGGTGTTATTGTATTTGTTGGTGTATTTGTTGGTGTAATCGAGTTAGTAGGGGTATTTGTTGGCGTAATTGAGTTAGTAGGTGTAACTGTTGACGTATTAGTTACGGACGGGGTCATGGCTGGCGTTGAAGTATTTGTAGGAGTTACAGTTACAGTTGGAGTAGGGGTAGGGGTAGTAGTATTTGTTGGAGTTTGTGTTTTAGTCGGTGTTTTTGTATTTGTAGGAGTTGTAGTCGTTGTCGGAGTTTGAGTATTAGTTGGTGTATTAGTTGGTGTTTGAGTTAATGTTGAGGTCATTGTTGGTGTATTAGTCGGAGTAGTTGTGTTAGTTGGTGTTTGGGTTAGTGTTGCGGACATTGTTGGAGTAGAAGTAGGTGTTGGGGTTTTAGTATTATCTGGAGTAGGTGTTGGAGTTGAGGTCGTTGTTGGTGTTACAGTTGGAGTAACTGTTACCGTACTTGTTGGGGTCGCAGTGCTAGAAGGTGTGTTTGGAGGGGTTACAGGTATTGGTATTGGTAATACTTGGTCACAACAAGGATACTCTACCTCATAACTATTTGCAAATGAGTATCCATCTATTGAAAAACTATCAATTATATTAACAAAAACTCTATCTCTTATTTTAAAAACAACTGAACCGTTTGTATCAACTATTGATAATTCTACCACATATCTACCTAATTTTTTTGTTTCTTCGTTTTTAAATTGATACTCAACAAAATAAAGTATTTTTGTGTCATCATACTCAGATTGTCCTGTAACAATTGAACATGGTCTACTTGCGAATTTTATTTCCGAATTTACAGGGTCAATTAATGTTATATAACTTGAGGTTACGCCGCTTAAATTTTGTATGTTATTAAAATCGCTCCTACCATCTTGAAATATTTCAAATTTCAATAAAGGTAACGTCGCATTCTTTTTTATAAAAAATTCCATTAAGTGGTTATTGTTGATTCGGTAACGTTTATGAATAATTTATCTCTTATTGGTAATAAAAGAGTTCCATTTTCAGATTTTAACAAAAACTCACCTTCAAATCTTCCTGATTTAGACGTGTCATTTTTTGAAAATTTATAGTAAATATAATATTCAACATCAGAGTTTGGTTCTAAAAATATTTTTTCAACAAAACCGGCAGAAGAATTTAATATTTTATAACTTCCATTATTAATGTCTTTCATTGAAAAGTATAATACAGATTCCTCAATAATTTGTAACATAGTGTCAATATCGTGTTTACCGTCTTTAACAACTTGCATCTTTAATATAGGTAAAGTGGTATTTTGACCAATATAGAATTCCATTTATTGTTTTTACAATAAATATACAGATTAACTTTCTTTCCTTAATTTTGAATCATAATGTTCAAAACGGTTATGTTCAGTAGGTGTAATTAACAATAATCCTGGATTTAGATTACCAATGACTGTTTCTTGAAACATGTGACTCATCCATGTTTGTTCATACGGATGATTCCATTTTGTTTCTAAAAACATTTTTTGATTTCCTGATTTGGAAACTATTTGAGGCCAATTACAATAAAATATTTCACCTGTAGCAACAGGTATATCTTCATACGATGTTATTGATGTAAACTTAGTTTTTGGAGAATTTGGGTCCAATCCCATTTCAGGTAATTTTGGATTTTCAGGCCAATGTTTTTCTCTAAATGACTGAGGTACATTATACCAACTCCATTGGGTCCCATTATTACCAAAAAATTCGGTATAATTTAATTTTAAAAAATCAAAATTATAATTTTTAATAATGTTTAATGATTTGTTATATAAATTTTTTACATATCTATTAAATCCATTTTTACATACTTGTCCTTCTTCAGGATAAAAAAACATATCGTCTTCGAAAAAAAACATAAAGTCACTATCACTTTTTTCAAAATGTTCAGCTATAAATTGTCGACCACCACAAATTCCTAAATTTTCTTCAGACCAAATTATTTCAAAATTATGTAACTCACATATTTTTATATATTGTTCATCAGTAGTTCTATCAGTAGAATTATTTAAAAGATATTTTTTTGGTTTTTCTATGAAATCCTTGTCATACGATATCATAGAAGTAATTAAAGTTTCAAGTTGTTTAGGACTGTTAAAACCAATAACATATAAAGACGTTTTATCGATATCTAAACCATTATACAAATTAATTGGTAATTTATTTTTTACTTCTAAAATTTCATTTTTAGCATTTTCAAAAAATGTACCTAATAATCCATCATAATTTATTTCGAAATAATTTATAATTTTTGGGTACTTATAAACCATTATTGAAAATATTGATTCTTCAGTACCCATATAACCTTGAGATAGAGTTTCATTTAACAACCCATAATAAAGGGAATTTACTTCCGCAATAGATTCTTTTGTTCCTCCAAAAAACCCTCCTCGTCCAACTAATCTTACATCATCATTCGCCCAATCATTAATTTTAGGATATGAAAACCCGTGAATTTCATTGTTTGCATCGTATGGAAAACAAATGAAAGAAAATTTAGTAATTTTACTATCTATTTTTTTTAATACATTATCATGTGTAAAATACCCTACGTGAACTGTATTTGTTATACCAGCATCTATCCAAAATAATTTATCAGAATTAAATTTATCTAAAATTTTTGCATCGTGAAGAAGAAACATTTTAGACATCACTAATGGGTTGTAAAATTCTAATTTTGACTGTGTAGACTCAGGTAACCATGAAGATTGATTATACCATTTTTCGTCATTTCTAATACCTTGAATTTTGCCAAAAAACTCATTTTTAAACCACGATAATTCTCTTAATACAAATTGAGTGTTCTCAGATTTTCGGTTTTCCCAAACAAATTTTTCAAGCTCAGAGTCTCCAAATATTATTAAATTTTCCTCAATTGTTAGAAGTTGTTTAAATTTTTCTAAATAGTGTTCTTTAAATGGTCTCGCCCATCCTTCATTTAA